TAGCTTCAAGTTCACCCATAGGATAGAAGTGCTCAGGAACGTCATAGTTACGCAGCATGACAAATGGATGTCCAAATGCGTATGGCATTGGAACCGGATTTACAAGGAAACCATCTGAACCATTGCAAAACACTGCCATTGTTTTACGCTTCATGTCGTAAAACTCCCACACATCAACATATGCATCTTTGTCTTCTTTTGTTGCACGAGGACGGTCCTCATGTGCTGACCACTTGTTGTATTGGCTGGCTTGTGCATCATTACGTGCTTGGCGGTTATAGCGCTGGTCATTGCGAACTTCCAACAGTCCACGGCGTACACGCTGTGCAATCCACTTTGCATCCTCAATAGAGGTTGCATCAGGGTCTACGAAAACGTCAAACGGAGAAACACGCTCAACAAATGGGCGGTCCTCTGTAATAACAATTTCTGTTTCCATTGGAGCTTCTTCAGCCGTTGAATCCAAATCAGAAGATGCATCTTCCATGTCGGGCGATTCTTCACCAGGTGATGGAGCATCAGACTGTGGCTGCTGCATCGCCGGCAAAGCAGGCTTTTTGCGTTCTTCTTCAACAAACTTATATCCAACCTTAAGCCAGCCGTGCCCAATAATCAGATAGTCATCAACTGCTCGACGCAGTTGTTTCTGACAATCAAAGTGACGCCACCAATAGTTAATGATAGCTTCGGTAATGATGGCTTTATCGCCATCTTCAGGTTTACGAGCGCCGACAGTAATTTTGGGGTGGTTTACTGCGACGCTCGGTGCGATAACGTTAATGGTAGAAAATGCAGCGTTAACCAGCATTTGGTCTTCAGACGATACCTGGTCAAAATGCTTGCCCCTATACAGGTCAATCATTCGACGCCAAAGTTTATCGTACTTTTCTTCTTTGCGCCACTTGCGGGAATTATCAATCTTCCCTCGGTAGTTAGCTAGAGTGCTACGGTGTGTTGGACGGGCCATTAGGCTTCTTTCTTAACATACACAAGACGTAAGAGCGACTCAACTACAAGCTGAATAGCAGCGACTTGTTCTCCACTGAGATTAAGGCCGAAAGCTGTCACGAGAACAGTCAAGGAGCGCACAAGCGCACGAACGTTTCCACTAGTAAACTTTGTCATTAGATTTCCTTTCGGGTATGAGGGGTTGGGTCTGAAATGTGTTCGTCAAGCTTGTCATCGATGTTATCAATTTTGATAACAAGATGCTCAAGCAAACCACGAGACTCTGCATGCTGGCTGGTGTTTTCGCTGCGAAGCTTTTGAAGAATAACCACCACCGGTCCTGTCAAGACAGCAACGACAATAGGCACCAGCCAAGCTTCCACGAGTTATACCCAACGACTTCCGGCAGGTTCAATGGTGCGACCTTCTTTAGCTGCAGCCTCAATGGTTTGACGCTGACGCTCACCAATGGTAGGACCGCTAAACTCTGATTTGCCGTGGGTAAATCCAATACGGATAGATTTTAGATGACAAGCAAAGCAAATCTCACCACGGCGAGGCAAACTATCCTCAATCCACATAGATTCACATCGCTCACATTTAAATTCGGCCATAACCTATATGAAAATCGTTACTTACGAGAGTTAAACGAACCCAAAACGAACTTTTCTTTCTTTTCAGGTTCAATTTGGTTAGCAAACCAGTCAAAAGAGAACTTAGGTGGAGCCAAATCAGGGCGATACTCAGGAAGCCACACATGTTTAAGCATTTGGTTAGCAATAGCAATAGCCATAACAAGGTCGTCATGAGGAGAACCATGCATCTTCCCGTTTTCGTCACGAACAAACGTTCGCAATTCAGCAAGAGTGTGCTCGTCAAAGATACCTAACTCACCATCACGGATAGCTTTGCCAAGTTCGTCAATAGCCAACGGCTTAGAAGCAGCCGTAGTACGCCAACCAAGAATCTCAGTAGCCTGAGGAGCACGATTAGCCAATCTACGCTGTCTGTATATGTTTCTATAACCCGAACGTTGCAACGCCTTAAGCGTTGTCAACCCATGGTTGTTGTTCTCAACACCAATTAAAGCATGGTTATACCAATCGCCCAAATCATACAGGACATCAGAACCAAACAAGTCAGGGTCAACATGACCACGCCACCTAGCAACAACCTCAAGAGTTTCAGCATTGATAACCTGAGCTACGCTATAGTCACCATGCAGTAAACCTTCAGCGACGTCAGCCCCAATACAGTAAACCTGGTCAGGTTCAGGTTCTGCCCACACACTAAGAGGACCACCATCAGCCTTAAAGTCATAATAGTCCAAAGCAAGCAAAGTACCCTTGATGGGGTCTATAGGTTCAATAGCACGAATAACATCAATATCAAACACAGGACGGCCGGACCTAACAAACGCCTCATCAGGGTCTGACGGGTATTCCTGGGCAAGCTGCCAGTCAGGAAGCTGCGCCTTTTTAACTTCGTACCATGAGGCATCACGGTCACCGGCTGACCAAGGAAAGAAAATACCTTTGAAATCATTTGTCCCAGTCTGTGACCCGACCCAAAGCTTATGAAATATATTCCCCTCACCTTTAGCGGTGGATAGACACACAATACGACCACCCACATCGGCAATCGGCTCAATAGAAGCCCACGCTTCCTCCGAGTTCGGAAGGAAGGCCATCTCATCAATAAAGACACGATACACGGATTCACCACGAGCAGGGTCATTGCCACTAGGAAGAGACTCAAGAGCAGATTCATTACTAAACACCATCTTCAATTGATTGTCGGAAACCAACCCAGGTCCCCTAGCTTTCATCCAATCAGGCAACATCTTAAACCCATACTTAGACTTCTGCAAAAGCTTGGCAGCTTCACGCTCGGTACGGCTAAGCATAACCTCAAAACGGTCAGCCCAAAAGAAAACCTCCCAAAAAGCAAACGCAGAAGCTAGGGTTGAGAATCCAATCTGACGGGCTTTGAGAACGATACTGTTGCGGTTTGATATCCAAGCGTACGCAGTTTCCGTCTGCGCATCACGCATAGGAAATAAAATACGCCCACGTTCAGGGTGGCGAATAAACCAATAGTTAGAGCAGAAATACTCAAAAGCATCCGCAAGGTCCGAATCACTCGCATCGTCAGGTCCTTTACATAAGCGCCATTCACGCTCGTTAATAAGTTCAGTTAATTCCATTCATCCTCGGCATGACGCCCATTGTTTTTACGTTCAGCAGCACAGAAAGGACACTCAGCCCATCCATCAGGGTAATCCTCCCCACAACGCTTACACTCTATAATGTCCATTAGACAACCTTAAGAGTACGGGTCTCCTTCTCCCTAGAAGCAACAGAAGCAATCAAAGCATCCAACTCATCGTTGGAAAGCTCGGCAAGTTTACGGTCAGACTTAACTTCCACCGTAGGCGGAGCCATACGGTTCGTAGCTTGCAAGTACAATTGTGCAGACTTCACATCATTATCCTGAGTGGCCTTGTTGAACAGCATATCCAACACAGCCTGTGTACGCTCGGGGGACCCTTGGATATCATCAACCTTGTCTTTCCACTGCTTTAGAAAATTAGGCTTCTTCTCCCAACGGCGAAGAGTCTTGACATCAACACCAAGATGCTCTGCCATCTTGTTCTTAGACGGAGGGGTACGCTCACTAGGAGCAGTGCAAAGCCAGTCTAAATACTCTGTCTGTGGCTGTGTAAGAACTAATTCTTCTTTCATACCCATATAGGCAACTTCGTCACCTATGGGCAGTCTGATGGACTGCAATAGTGAGAATGATTCCCAGGTAACGTTTGGGGGGGACTATAGGGGGGGTAGCAAGAAAACCGTCCTAAAGACGGTTCTTGACCAGGTTTAGCAAATACATCGGGGCGAGCATAAGCGTAGCCCCGTTCATGAAATGAGGAGATATGAGTCCCGAACAGTTAAAGCATATACAGCCCTGGGCGGAGATTCGAGTGACCTGGCGTGATGCTTACGCACCACATTCCGGATGGCATGAAGTAGATGAATATGAACCCGAAGATGCTGTAGCTGTCACCATCGGACGTTATTGGGCCGACTGCCAAGAGAACTACCTGACTACAGCAGGAACCGTATTCCGATATGAAGGGGACTCCCCAAAGACTGTCGGAGATATCAACCACATCCCCTACGGGTGGATACTATCAATAGAGGTAATCAATGCCAGCCAAACCTACCCCCAAGCGTGACTCACGTCTAGCACGTGCAGGTGTTAGCGGATACAACAAACCCAAGCGCACACCCGACCACCCTAAGAAGTCACACATCGTAGTAGCGAAATCCGGCAGTCAAGTAAAGACCATCCGCTTCGGACAACAAGGAGTCTCAGGCTCCCCCAAGAAAAAAGGCGAATCCACAGCCTATGCAAATCGCCGCAAATCCTTTCAGGCAAGGCATTCCAGCAACATCGCAAAAGGACCCATGTCCGCAGCATACTGGGCCAACAAAGTAAAATGGTGAAATAAACCCTTCGTCTAGAGGGTATCCAAAACTAAACGCTCTCGCCCTGCGTCTCATGAGTCCCTTATCATCGGACCGGCGCCCCCACCCATGCCCCCACCCCCCTGCCTGCGTGCGTGTGCGTGCTCATATGACCCAACAAACACATGAGGGCGGGGCAGGATAAGTCCGACACTTTCATAGGTGAGAGGGCAACGAGCCTGCTGGCGAATCATCGCTGGTTGTGTTGGTTCCTATCTCGCCAATCCAACAACTCCCCACGGTTGGGGAGTTTCTAACAGAAGGAAATACATTGGCTACTAACAAGGCAAGCGGACTTACCGCATGGAATACATCACGCAAGGCAGACTTGCTCAACAAGAAAGGCAACGAGGCGTTCTACGAGGAATGGTGTTTGCGTCACGAGGACATGGTTTCTCGTGGTGAGTCACCTGCCAGGTATCACAAGTTCTACGAGGCAGACCCGAAGCGCATTACTGATTACAAACTCAAGTCATTTGAGAACACGCTTGGCGCTATCACTCGTGCCGTTCGTAAGTACGGTTCGTACGAGAGTGCGAAGCAGGCGTTCCTCAAGGACACTCGTTACGAGTATGTCACTATCGGCGCTTTCATTGCTTGGGCGCCTGCTGGTCAGCGTGCGAAGAGCGATAGCAAGCCTGCGCCTGCTGTTGCTATCACGATTACTGCTAGTGAGGCTCGTAAGCGTCTCGCTAAGTATTCGCCTGCTGTTCGTGATGAAATCATCAAGGCGCTTGGTCTCAAGTAATCTCCCCATGCTTGGGGAGTTGTCCTGACATGACGAAACGCCGTGAGGCGTACACGAGTGAGTGCTCGTGCTGATGAGTCATCAGTAAACAAAGGAGTGGCTATGGCTACTGAAATACACAAGACATGGAATGATGTCCTTCTGCAAATACTTGACATGGTTGAGGAGTTGCAAACTTGGCGTGATTACGAGGAAGAAGTTGGTTACGAAAATGCTGACCGCATGACTGATTCCATTGACGCTTTGCTTGCTCTTGTTGTTAGCGAGGTGAAGTAATCATGACTACTTCAGAAATGCTTGAGCAACTTGAAATCGAAATGTTTGGTTTCGCTAGTGCAGGCAAGTGGGCAGACAACCTTGCTGATGAGCAGGAGTTTCTTGCTGAACTTGCTGAGTACGAGTTCGCTCGTGCATCGTCACGCACCGGAATCAAGGCTGACCGTATTGCCTAGATAGTTCCTGTCGGGTACAAGTGCATCAGCATCTCCCCATGCTTGGGGAGTTGTTGGTGCCCTTGCTACTCAATAGAAATGTTGAGTTCACAGAAAGGTAGGTACCATGCCTACTACATCA